CGATACGCAACCCGACAGGTGTTGAGAGGGACTGGTGGGGAGATATCGAAGGAAAGGGCATTACAAGCCTCTCCATAGCCTCTCAGCACTATCTGGTGGATTGGTGGGGCAATGAGCGTGGAGAGGACGTAAGGCGCACTCCAGTGCGTGGATTCGGTATCAGGCCCTCATGGGACTGTGCAGATGCATACGACATCGGCACCAACAGCGCCTACGCTAGAATATACAACAGTGGCAAACCACTCTTCAACCTCAAGGGAATCGCTGATTTGACGAATGGCAACGTCTCAGTTAGCACCAATTACACCATACCGAGATTCGGGGGTGTGTTAAACAGCAAGAACAACGGTAGCACCACCACGTTAGTTGATGTGTTCTCACCAGTTCACTCACTGCGTATAGGGGACATGGGTAACGGTAGGGGTGTCAGATACCCCACCGCATTCAACGAGAGCCTACTGACGGAGATATCGTCCCCTAACCACAAAACAGGCATCGTCTTGAGTCATAATACCGCTGAACCGCTCTTCGGTGATGGTCTGTTACGCCCCCGTAACGATGTACTGCAAGCCGATGAGGTCAAGAGAGGCATAAGCGCTAAACTGGGAATAGACGACAATGGTCTGTTGAAATCCGAGGCAACTGTGAGTGACAGGGTCGAAGAGGTGTCAGGCACGACAGTCCACAAGGACCCGGTATCCAGAACGAGCCCGAGGATTGGAATCGATGCAGAGGTGGTTGAAGGCGTGGAGCAGAGCCATGTGGTAATCAACACCGAGGCCCACAGCCTTCACACCGACAGAAACGTCGGTCAGAGGGTCGTGCTACAAGGCTCCATGCAGATAGAGGGCTCATTGACCGATGCCAACTACAACACCATGTCTTTCAGCAGACAGACAGCGGGGTCAACTCTTAGCGCTGCCCACAAGTACTCCCACACCAATGCGTTCAGACCATACGGTGGTTCGTACATCATAGAGACCAAGAGTTACTCAGGGTTGTTCGATGACACTGGTTGGGGTGTTGCGTCCCTGACTGGTAGCAATGACACCAGCAACCCATACCAAGACGCCACCAATTACACCTCTGACACTGTTAGGAACAATGAGGATGACAGAATTGTCAGGTTTGTCCTAAGGCCAATCAGAGTGCTAGATGCAAATCACGTAGAGGTATTCAGAATACATAACTCGCTCAACGCCACATCGCCACAGCACTTGCAGAACTACCTGCACGCTACATCCGGTGGTAAGTACGGTATCTTCACCTATGAGACGCCCAACGGTAGAGCACCAACTGCCAACCTGTCATCGGGCAGAGCCGTGCCTGATACCAACGGACCGTATCTACCAATATTCACATTTGACCCGACAGGTGCGTTTGAGACCCCATCCTCAATGGGACCGAAGTTACTAGGCTCTGAGGTCTCTGGTTTCAGTAACGCCCTTTCGACTGACGTGTCAAGACTTATCATTACGGAGAACACTCTTCAACATCACAGGTCCGATGCACCTAGAAGGAGGGTCGAGAAGGAGACAGATGATGAAACGACAAAGAGCGACTTCACGGTAAAACCGAGGTTCAGTCAATCCCTGCACAACAAAGGTCACAAGGGAGACGTGTCGTTCAACGTAACTGACCACAGCGGAGATGGTGCTTGATGGGTTTGATACAGTCCTCGAAAGGTAGGTTCGACAGCACTCTCACTGATGTCATGAACGACTTGAGACAGCCCGTATTCGTCGACAATGCTGCGCATTATGCGAAGGTCCAACCCAAGAGCAACGCGAAGTCCCTTGTCACGATTGAGGCAGTCAATGCCGACAACTACGAGATTGCATCTGAGAGGACATACTCATTCACAGAATCTGAGTCTACCATATTGCTCACTCACACAGAAACGGATGGTCATACACTAAAGTCGGACGTGTTCTCCAGTAAAGGTAAGAACAGCATCACCAAACTACTCTTCAGTGAGAGTGACCAGAAGAAGAGGATTCTTACAAGCACCACGGCAAGCACTACATCTGGCCTCAGGGCAGACATGCGTAACATGAGGGGTGTCACACTGAAGGACTTAGGCTTTGATGACACAAGGGTCAGACTCGGACAAGGCATCGACATAGGCTTGCGCACCACCGACTTGGCAATCAGGGTAGGTGAGTCAATCACTGACTCCCTGAATGCTGTGACAATAGGCTCCCCTACCACCGTAACAAAGATGGGGGCTAATAGACGTAAGAGCAGTAACACATTCTTGGCTGCTGATTTCAACGGTGTAAACCTAGTAACAGCACTAAGATACATATCCAGACACGACAACAGAGTTGTGAAACTAGACAGATTCGGCAATCTAAATTACGTGCCCTTCAATCATGCAGATGTAACTAGAAGCATAATCTACAACCTGAGATTCGGCAACAAAGACACAACACCGATTGAGAACGTGGAGAATAGAATCACCGTCAAGGGTATTCCTATAGCCGTCAATGAGGAGCTATTGTTCACCATGGATGACAGAAGCAAGCAACAGGGTCTCAATGATGTCGATGTCATAGAGAATACCAGACCCCTGTTCGACGCATCAATCACGAACCTAACAAGAGCGAAGACAGTTGCGAGACAGATACTCAGGGCCAATTCAACTCTAACAGGCAAGATAAGCAGCCAAGGGCACCCCAATGCTTGGGAGCTAAGGCCCGGTGATGTAGTAGAGTACGAAGGACAGAGGTTGGCTGTGTTGGAGTGCAGACACACCATAAACGGACTGAGCAACTTTACTTTCCTCAATGTGGAGTCGGGTCTTGAGGGTGTCTTACAGAACATCAGGGAGGGTAGCATAACTACCTCCTCCCTATCAAATCCAGATAAGACAAATCAAATCTTATCAGAGAACTTCTCCTTCTTCGATGCCATGGAGGTTATCATAACACCAACTGTCATAGTGTACACAACCAATGAGTCTGGGTTCCTTATTGGCCGAAATAGCGATAGGGGGAGGTTAGGTGGCAACAACAAAGTCATAGGCATGGCGAAAGATGAAGGAGTCACAATCACAGAAACGGAGGGAATAGAATATGCCAGCAAATGACCATCTAAAGCGACTGATGATAGAGACTATCGCTGACAACATCAATGAGATGGTCATAGGGTTTGACAGTACACCAGCCACTTCATCTGATGGTGCAGCGGGCAGACCTGCTGTAACGGTCACACCCACTGTCAGGATAATGGATAACTCCACCCTCCTAGTCGAGGGCTCACTACCAGTCTCTGAAAGTTTCAACGAGACACTCAAAGAAGTGTACATACAGTTGAGGGGCACAAGTGACTTTACACCAATCTCAAGGCACGTATTCAGGCCTATTAAGAAGACAACCACAAATGAAATTATATTCCAACTCGTAGTGGAGGTCAAGTGATAGCATGGGTGAAAACGCAAAGTCTGGACATACACAGGCTCTCACTGACGGCGACTATATCCTATCACCCTCGATAACCAACCTCTTCGAGGGTGTGCACGGCAATGGCATACTGATGTATGAGGACACGGCAACTGGTGACAGTAATAGGAACGCTAAGGCGACCACACCGGGGCTAGTTACAGACAACGGCACTAACTCAATAATCGTGAGAGGTGGTTTCGCTGTCTTGGACGGAATGATTGTCCCGTTTGGTAATATCAACTCAGGTGCCACTACCACAATCACATTACAACAAAGCACCATAGAGGGTTCAACCAGCGCTCTCTCTAGCGGAGAGTCTTGCCTCCTAGTGGTATATGTTTGCAGTAATGCGAACACCAATTACATTCAGATAGAACAAGGTAGTGCAGTCAGTAGCGGGTTCCCCGTCACTCCTGAGAGTTTCCTTGGGGATACCAGCGGATTGAATGGCGGCCTAACCTTATCCTCCAAGCAGAGCACCGTGCTCGCAGTCGTGAAGTGCCAACACAATAGCAGCGCTGGAGACCTGAATCTAGAAGTCACCGAGGTCTTCGACATGCGCACCTTCATCCGGCCTTCGCCAATCTACCTGAGTCCGATGACCAGTGGCTCCGTAGGCAACCAAAGCAACAGGATGGACTCCGCTGCGGACTTGGACGGCATGCACGGTGGTGGTGACGAGGTAGGTGGATTCTCTGCCTCTAATTTCGGTGCGTTATGGCAGTCGTACAGTTTCGGCACCGATGGTACTGACGGAGACCACGTCCTCTACTTCAGCGGTAAGCAAGGCGGTAGCAGGAGGACCCATAGGTTAGGGCCTAACAAAATCAGTGTGCTGAACACCGCACAGACAGTCAGGTTCGATGGCCCAAACATATTCAACGCAACACCAGCAAGTGGAGACATTAACATCACCCCCTCAGGAACGTTCCCACCAAGTCACATGATTATCGTGAATAACGCACAGACTAGCACTCACAAAGTAATTTTCGACCCCAGTGGTCTGAGTAATGGCGGTGCTACCGCCGGAGACGTTGGGCCTAGTTCTAGCGCCATATTCGTGTATACTGGCTCTGCGTGGGTAAAGATATTCGCCTCATCCACAACGACCTCAACGGCAAGTGGCTCAGCGGGGGCTGTCCAACTGAGCGATGGTAGTGCTGCTTTCACCAATGATACAGACTTAACTTTCTCAGGGGGCAACACACTCAATACCCCCAATCTCACCATGACCGGGCTTCTCAGTGGTCCCAGTGGTGTTTCTTTCAAAGCCAGTGTGACAAGCAACCCTGCTTCATCAGGTCCAGACGCTAGAACCCTGTGGTATGACGATGGTAACGACGTGCTCAAGTTCAATGCAACAGCCATACAAATGTCAAATGTAAACGCTCAATTTAGCCTTAATGACCTATCGGCAGGGACAATAAACGTAGCAGCGGACTCCATAGTCTTCATAGATGCGGATGACAATTCCTCCAAGAAGGACACAGTTGCGGATTTGGCTACAGCGATGGCTGGTACAGGAATCTCTGCTTCTAGCGGTGCACTGAATCTAGACGCAAATCAAGCAGGAATCACAAGCATCGGACCTGCTGGTAATTTAACCGTCAATCAAGATTTGATTGTGACAGGAACATTAACTGTCAACGGTGCAACGACAACTGTCAATTCTACTACCCTCACAATTGATGACAAACTCATCGAACTCGCACACTCTCCTAGTGGCTCTGAGGGTAACGATGCAGCAGTTGATGGTGGTGGAATCATCCTCAAGTCATCCGACAGCGATAAGAGCATAGTATTCACCGATAGCACGGACTCGTGGACATTCAACCAGCATCTTTTCCCAAGCGCTGACAGTAGCAAAAACTTCGGTAGTGATACGGTCAGATGGGCAACTGGGTTCTTGGATACGGTCAACACTGTTGATTTAGTAGTGGATACCAGCCTTATCAAGACTGACTCGACCAACAACTTCGTTGGTATCAACCAAGCGACACCATTAGCAGACCTACACCTCAATAAGGTCGGCTTCGGGTCGCCTGCTAGTGTTAATACAAGTAGCTCCTCAACCAGCACTGCACTAACCATAGACTTGTTTAACGCTAGGGAGTTTAAGGGCTCTAAATTACTAGTCTCAGTTGAAAACACTACTGATTCAGTGTTTGAAACCGCTGAAATGGTCGTTACTCATAATGGTGCTAGTGATGCAGATGCAACTGCTGCCTTCCTCAGTACATATGGTATAGTAACTAGTGATAGCACACAACAAGGAACGTATCAAATCGGACTCACTGGTTCCGGTGCTACGCAAAAGATTCAATTGCAGGTTACCCCTACGGTCAACAGTAAGAACGTAACGGTGCGCGTAACATGGCAGGCTTTAGAGATATAGAATAGGTGAAAAGTAATGGGTACAGCACGCGATTTCCATGTAAAAACAGGATTAGTAGTGGATTCGGGCCATGTTACGCTGACTAACGGAAACCTTGTTCTTAGCAGCGGACAGGCAAATATTGACAATATCACGATTAATGGCAACGATATCACTTCCACTAACACTAATGGTGCCATTAATCTCACTCCTCACGGCACTGGCTCGGTGGTCATCTCGAAGGTCGACATAGACGCTGGTACGATAGACGGGGCTACCATCGCCACATCAGATATCACTGTAGGGAGCAGTAAGACCCTAGACGTATCTGCTGGTACACTGACTCTTGCAGCCGACCAAATCAGCGGTGATGCGGTTTCAGGAGGTACGATTGGCTCAGTCACAATCACAGCGCTCGGTGGCGACTTGAGCCTCGGTGACTACAGCATCACCAACGTCGGTGACATAAACGCAGACAGCATAAGTGTCGATGCCGCCAGTGCTGGCCTCAACGTAGACTTCAGCGGCGCTAACACAACCAAATCCAAGATAACCCTCGCAGACAATCTAGCAGACGCGCTCAACATCACCGAGGGTTCGAACTCGTACATGAAGTTTGTAACTACCGACAGCAGTGAGCAAATCGTCTTTGGTAAGAACTCGACATTCAACGGCACCACTATTGCTGACTTGGGTACAGTTACCACAGCCAACATAGATGGTGGCTCGATAGATGGTACGACTATTGGTGCTAACAGCGCAGCAGCAGGTACATTCGCTGCTATTGTAGGTACTACAATCGATGCTTCGACTGACTTCACTGTCGGTAGCACAGTCATCACCGATGACTCAATTGTGATGACTCCCTCATCAGGCGACACGCTCAGCATCACCTCAGCGGCAAACGGGGAGTCTACCATCGCCACCGTAGATGGAAGCGGTAGCCTAGCGGCTCACCTGCATCTGGACGCAGACGGCGCAATCAACCTCAAGTTCAACTCCAACACCAAGTTGGCCACGGCAACAGATGGTATTGATGTCACAGGCAACGCAACGCTATCAGGTTCCATAGACGGAGTGGTTAATGTCACTGCTAGTGGCTATATTCACAGTGGCCACGCTAGGATGCGGGAGAGCACTGGTGTGCTTGACGCAGCCGATGTAGCAGGGAATTCATCTGGGACTCACAAGGTAATAGACATAGACGGCACGAACTTCTACACCAGCGAGACTATCTCCGTCACAGAGGTGTCCGGTAGGGTGAAGCAACCTAGCACAGACGGAAGTAGCGTTACTTTCGGCACGAACGCGAACAATGTAGGATGCGTCAATATACTGGGGTTAGCGGTAGGCGACACTGGAACCGCAAGCAACTCCTCAACAATAGACATATTCCAAGCGGCAGAGGCCTTCTGCGTCGCCACGATAAAGAATGCCTCGAACGTCATACAGAAGAGAGTGGTGAACAAGGTGTACGGTTTGGTGAATGCCTCGGGTGCCATAGAGACGATAGTGGAGCACGAGTCTGGTGACGTCGAGCTTGGTAGATTCGTCTGGATGAAGCAAGAGGATGGAGCAGGGTCGACCGAGGACACGATGGTGCTCGTTTTCCAATACACTAGCAAATACACTCATACAAGCAACGACACAACTACGTACTCAGTGAACGTGAACGGCCTGTCAATAGGCGGAGCTGGTGGTTGATATGGGTAATCCGGGTGGTACTGGTCAAGGGGGCACAGCCTCCAGAGCGAAGGCCTTCAATGCCATACAAGTAGCTAAGGGTAGTGCTACAACAGATGCTCAGCACCTAGTGGGCTCGTTAAAGATATCGTCCTCTTCTCCGGGCTCTTTCGCTGTTGGCGACCACGTATCCCACGCACAGTTGTCTAAAGGCACCAAAGTAACTCAGATAGACAACAACGATATCTATCTCAGCAGGCCATTGACTGGAACCGTTGCTACTGGGCAGACTATCACCATACTGAGTGAGCGAAGGGCTGCCACGGGTGGTCCTGCTGCCTTCGAGTTGAAGGCTGGCACTGGGATAACCATAGCGGCTGATGCTCAGAACGACACTGGTGCCTCGATACTACAAATCACCGCATCCGGCGGTGGCACTGCATCCGCTCTAGCCGCTGATGACCTGACTGCTGGAGACGCTGCTGTGACTCTGGCTACCACCACTGGAAACATCACGATTGATGCTCAGGCTAGTGACAGCGACATCATCTTCAAGGGAACTGATGGGGGTAGCGATACCACGTTCCTGACACTCGATGGTAGCGAGGAAGGCAAGGCTATCTTCAACGCAGACGTCACAGTCGGTGATGACCTCACCCTCCTGTCTGATGCCGCTGTGCTAGGGTTCGGTGCTGACACCGACGTCACACTCACACACGTCGCTGACACAGGACTGCTACTGAATGCGGCAATGCAACTCCAATTCAGGGACTCTGGACTCAAAGTGCACTCGACGGCCAACGGTCAGTTGGACATAGACGCCGATGCTGTTATTGACATCGTGGGCCCAGTATCAGGCATAACTGCTACTACAGGAGTGGCAATAACCTCGCCATCCGTAGTTTTCTCTGACAGTGCCTCAGGTAAGCCAGTAGTCGAGATTAAGAATACTACCAACGATACATCCTCAGCAGAGCTGAAATTCGTCAAGGACAAGGGCGCTGCTGGTGCTGACAATGATGACGTCGGTAAGATTACATTCGTAGGGGATGATGCGGCACAGGCCCAGACCTCCTTCGGGCAGATTCTCGTTGAGGTATCGGAGGCAGACAACTCAGATGAGGCAGGGAAGATGTCCTTGCTAGTCGCTGAGAGCGATGGTACCGACACAGCACTCACAGCAGGACTGGTCCTTGAGGGACAACACGCTACGGATGGCGTCGTCGACGTCACGATAGGTGCGGGCTCAGGCTCAGTCACCACTATTGCTGGTGATTTAACAGTCAATGGTACCACCACTACCATATCCACAACCCAACTGACAGTGGAAGACGACTTGATTACTGTCTCGAAGGGCAACGACTCAATCGCCAACGCAGATGGTAGCGGAATGGAGATAGACGCAACTGGTGCCACCAACATCCACTGGAAGTACGTACATGCTAGGACAGCATTTCAGTCAAACGTAGACATAGACTTGGCTACAACAAGCGAGACTCTCAAGATTGCAGGTACAGATGTGCTAAGCAACAACACCCTCGGAACCGGAGTTGTCACATCAAGCCTCACGACCGTCGGTGCCTTGAACTCGGGTTCCATAACATCGGGCTTCGGCAACATAGACAACGGCTCCTCTACCATCACGACGACAGGCGCCATCACTGGTGGCTCTCTCGTGGCAGATAACATCACCATCGATGGCAACACGATATCTAGCACCGACACTAACGGTGACATCACACTCACACCAAACGGAACAGGGGAAGTCAACATCGCTGCTGGCAACTTCAACTACGCATCTACCGCTGTTACATCAACAGGGGCGGAACTGAACCTATTGGATGGCTCAAGCGCGGGAACCGTAGTCAACAGCAAGGCCGTCATCTACAGTAGCGCTGGGCAAGTTCTTGGAAGTACGATAAGCGTTGATGCTGTAGCAGTGTTGGACACAGCCACTGCAGACTCGCAATCAGTTGCCAATAGTGCAACCCAGACTGTGCTCTCCTATGCATATGGTACATTCAGAACTGCTAAGTTCATCTATCAGATAACTGATGGTACTGACTTTGAGAGTGGTGAGATACTTGTAAATTACAAAGGGGCCTCTGCACCATCAGCAAGTACTGACATCTATCTAACACACTACGGGATTGTATCAACTAAATCAGGTAACGCTGCCCTAGTATCTTGGGATGCTGTGAAAAATGGAAGTAATATATCTCTACAATTTACAAACAGCAGCGGGGGCACGGTGTCGTACTCCTACGACGTAGTTACAACTCAAGTAATCAAGTGATGGACAGTGAAATCATGGTGAAACAATGGCAACGAAGAGGGACTTTGTAGTAAAGAATGGGCTTGTGGTTACTGAAGGTGTAACGGCGGCCAGCCTCGATATATCGGGGGACGTAGATGTTGATGGTACGTTAGAAGCTGATGCTATAACACTCAACGGAACATCATTAGCAACCTCTGCAACAACAGACACCACTAACGCCTCCAACATAGGCTCTGGAACATTGGCAGCAGCACGCATGGCAGCAGCTCAGACTGCGATTACATCGATTCACGCAACCGATTTGATTATCGGTGAGGATGCTCAAACCGCCATCGACTTCGGTACAGCAGATGAAATCGACTTCAAAGCAGCTAACGCTGTTCAACTCACTCTTTCAGATGGGGTATTTAGACCTCAAACGGACAACGATGTAGATTTAGGAACATCTTCTCTCAAGTTCAAGAACTCATACTTTGGATTGGTCGATGCCGAGAACTTCAAGGTAAATGGCGGTCAGGGCTCAGACGGTCAAATTCTTACTTCAACGGGCAGCGGTGTTGCTTGGGAGGACGCAGCAGGTGGTGGTGCTTCTACCCTCAATGATTTAACAGATGTAATCAGCAATACCACTAACTTCACAGACAGTATTCTAATTTCGCCGGATGGTGCGGCCCCACCTCAAGGCGGCACACTAAGTAGTGCAGATAATAACATAGGAATAGGAAAAGATGTATTTTCTGCTGGTATGACTTCTGGACATAGTAACGTAGCCATAGGAACAGAAGCTGGTAAAAGCGTTACTAACTCACATGAAGCAGTATATATCGGCCATCATGCGGGCAAGTCAATAACTTACGGGGAAGATAACGTATGTATTGGTGCATATACTATAGATGGTGCGGCAAGTGCTTCTGCCAATGTTGCCGTTGGGTGGAGTGCCCTAACTGCTTTGACCGGCGGGGGTTCTAATACAGCAGTAGGTTACAATGCTGGCTCAACTGTTAGCAACCAAACAAATAACGTATTTATTGGGAGAGATGCTGGTAAAAGCCTCAACTCCGCTTATAACGTAATTATTGGCTCTATGGCTGGCGATGGTATTGCTAGTGGTGGTAACAACACTCTAATTGGCTATGTAGCGGGAGGGAATATGTCCGGTGCTGCTGATAGCAATATCTGCATTGGGTATCAAGCAGGGGATAATATCACTACGGGAGATAACAATCTAGTAATTGGTAACTTTGATGTAGATACCGCAACAGGTGATGACCAGATTATCATAGGTAGTGGTGATGGTGGGGTCACTTGGATAAAGGGAGATTCAAACGGAATCAAGGCTCTCAAGATTAAGGTAAAGGCGGTAAGCGGTAACACAACACTCACAGATGCTCAGTCCGGCTCATACGTCTACTGGACAGCAGGTACATTGACTCTACCTGCAACAGCAGAGTCGGGACAGCAATACACAATCATCAACAACACTGGTGGTGCAGCTACACCCGCACTTGGGACATCAAA